GGCGGTGCTAGTCTTCATACCCGGATGGACACCACACATTAAAGCAGGCTTTGAAGCGCTTCACTCACTCCCTGATTATTATAAGCATCTCTTATATATCGCCTGCTCGGCGAGCTTTGGCATCAAGGGGGCAAAAGGTGCTATGGGATTAATAACCAAAAAGAAATAATGAAAAAACAAGCAAAAAAAAGAGTTAAAAAGGTAATTGGTGCTTTGAAAAAAGCATCAAGATCTCATGCTAATCAAGCAAAAACTTTACAAAAGGTAATAAAAAGAAAATGAGCGATGGATGTGTAAGATGTGGATGTATGTGTCACTGCTGCTCCACCTGTATGTGCGAATGCGCAATCTGTGAACATGAAGAAGAAACTAACAAAGACAGTTCCTCCTAAAAAAGGACCACTATCACAAGGGTTGCAAATACCACCTAAAAAGATACAAATAGTTAAGACAAACAAAAAAGGAAAGCTTAACTATGAAACAAACGTACTTTAAGATTCCTGGGTGGTTTAATTACTCAGAAACTTATGACGTCATTGCTGACGAAATTGCCGATGATGGAAAGATTGTAGAGATTGGATCTTTCTTAGGTAGATCAACTCATTACCTTGCAACAGCTTTAGTAAATGCAAATAAAGAAAACGTAAAAATATATTGTGTTGATACTTTTGAAGGTTCAACAGAACACGCAAGTATAAAATTACCAAAAGATTTTTCAGAAATATTTAAAGAAAATCTTAGATATTTTATTGGCAGAAATATGGTTACAGTTTGCCAAGGAAGATCCGATGAAAAAAGAATATTAGATATGTTTAAGGATGACTCCATAGATTACATAATGATTGATGGTGCTCATGAATATGATGCAGTGCAAGATGATATTTTAAATTGGTGGCCTAAACTAAAATCTGACGGATCAATGTTTGGTGATGATTACTCTTTAAATTCAGTGGCACAAGCTACAAAAGATGGTTTAGGACAATTAAAAATTAACACTTACGGCATAAATAAAGGTTTTGAACAAACATGGTATGTTGCAAAAGATGGAAATAACAAGAGATATGAAAAATTAATACCAGGAGTAAACACTTACACATGAGTTTGTACATAATACATAACTATCAAAAAGAGTTAAAAAGCATGAAAGAATCCCTTAGAGAAACATTATCACAAGGGGTTGAAAAATTTGAAGAATATAAGTATATTTTAGGAAAGATACACATGTTAGACATGTGCCAACAGGAGCTTTCTCGCCTGCTGGAAAAAGAGGAGAAATTAGATGACTAAAACATTATACGTGCCAGATCACGTTAAAGCAAAATTAAATAACCCTAAAGAAGCCGTTAAGGCTGATCGAAAAGAATTAGATAAACTTCCAAAACCTGTTGGCTGGAGAATACTTGTATTACCGTTTAAAGCTTCAGAAAAAACAAAAGGTGGTATTTTATTGACCGACAAAACAATGGAAGACTCACAATTAACTGCATCTGTGGCAATGGTATTAGCTGTTGGAGATGATGCATATCAAGATAAAGAAAAGTTTCCTAATGGACCTTGGTGTAAACAAGGTGATTGGGTCGTGTTTGGCAGATACGCAGGATCAAGAATAAAAATAGAAGGAGGAGAGGTAAGATTATTAAATGATGACGAGATTCTCGGCACTGTTGATAATCCAGAGGACATATTAACGATTATGTAACATGGGAGGTAAACCATGCAAACAGAAATAACATCTGCCAAAAAAGATAAAATGGTTGATTTGGATGTATCTGGAGAAGGTGCTGAAATAGAACTTGAGGATAAGTCACACGGCTCTGTTAAACCAGAAACATTTGAAGAAATCAAAACTGAAGAAAAAGATCCGCTTCAACCACAAGTTGAAGAACAATCTGAAGAGATGGATCAATACTCTGATAAAGTTAAAAAGAGAATAGATAAGCTGACTTGGAAGATAAGAGAAGCCGAAAGAGAAAGAGAGGCTGCTCTTGAGTTTGCACAAAACGTGCAAAAAGAACTTGCTGAAAGTAAAAAGAAAACCTTTGATATTGACAAAGGTTATATGTCAGAAAGCGAAGTTCGTAATAAAATGGCATCTGATTTAGCTCGTCAAAATCTCATTACAGCAAGAGAATCAGGAGATTTTCAAAAAGAAGAAGAAGCAAGAGCTGCTTTAACAAAACTTGATCTTGAAGCTGAGAGAATTAGAGTTACTAAAACTAAAAAAGAAAAAGAGTATGAGGAGTTTGAAAAACAATTACAAGAAGCTCCACAACCTAACACACCAAGACCACAACCTTCACAAAAAGCTTTAGCTTGGGCTGAACAAAATACTTGGTTTAGATCTGACGCTGAAATGACAGATTATGCTCAAAGAATACATAGAGGTTTAGTAGCAGAAGGATTTGACACAGAATCAGATGATTATTATAATGAATTGACTAATAGAGTTAAAAACAAGTTTCCAGAGTCTTTCCAAGGCTCGGATCAGGCAACCAGAAGTAACAAAATCGCCCAACCTGTCGCTTCTGCATCAAGGTCTGCAACCGCTGGGCGCAAGTCTGTTAAGTTGACCGCTAGTCAAGTTAAAATAGCAAACAAGCTTGGAGTTCCTCTAAGTGAGTATGCTAAGTACGTTTAAGGAGGTACAAAATGACAGATTCAAAAACACCAAGAAGTGCACAAACAAGGGCAACTGAGGTAAGAAGAAAACCTTGGGCGCCACCGTCTCAGTTAGACGCACCACCATGTCCTGATGGATATAAGCAAAGATGGCTTCGTCATCGTGTAAATGGGGCAGATGATACTAAAAATATCAATGCCAGACTCAGAGAAGGTTGGGAGTTAGTGAGAGCTGACGAATCAACCCAAGGAACCTACTCTGCTTACAACGGAAATATCAAAGCTTATGAGGGTGTCATCAGTGTGGGTGACTTGCTATTGGCAAGAATGCCAGTGGAAACCGTTAACGAGCGTAATGCTCACTACAAGAAGAAGACTGATCAACAGACTCAAGCTTGGGAAGACGATCCGCTGAGAGAACAACATCCTAGTATGCCTATCAATGTCGATAGGCAGAGTAAAGTGACCTTTGGAGGATCTAAAAAATCTGAATAGGTCATTGAA